TTTCCCGACCGACAAATTTCCCGCAACAACCGTGATTGAGCGTGCCGACGTGGTCAGCATATCGGCAGTCAGGACGGATGCACATGTCGCCAATTACTTTTGGGTGGAAAGTCCGCGCTATAACCTCAGCTACGAGGCAACGCTGCGCATGGTCGCGGTGCAAGCCAGTCAGGCAAATCCCGCAGGCGCGGCCACGCAGGGGCCATATGTGACTGGCTACGCAAATGTCGATCCGGCTCTGTACGGCCAGCGCAAAATGACCGAGCAGACCCATCAGGGCGGCAATGACGAAACCGATAATGGTAATGGCACTCCAAGCGGTACGGCGCGCATCAACAACCAGACTGCTTTCGAGAGCTGGATCACGCAGAGGCGTATCGATCTCATTGCGCAGAACCGGGACAACATCGTGTTCGAATCCGGTTCGATGCGCCTGAAGGGTAACGAGGCGATCAAGGCTGGCACCTACATTCAGTACCAGCCGGGCAATGTGGCGGGCATGTATTACGTGGTGGCAGTCGAGCATGACTACACACCTTTCGGTTCCTACTTTACGACCGTCCAGTTTGAACGTGGCACGGGTTTTATTGGGCGCGTGCAGCAGGAAGCGGGCAGCGCGGCTCCTTATCTGGCGGAAATGGCGAATAACTAATGAATGGCGCGGAATTGGGAATTGTGGTTGCAACTTACCCGCAGGGAAGCTCGATCGACGTGGTGATGATCAGGGATGGCAGCCGTCTGTCCAATGTACAGGTGGCGACGGCCTCTGCGAGCTCAAACACCGGGATAGCAGACCTGGCGGATATTGGTGCTCCCTCTGGAGATGCACGCTGGGACATCACGCAGCCGGTCGAGCGGCTGGTGCGAGGTATCATCATGTTCGTGCAGGGAGTGCCGATTTGCACCGGGTTTCTATTTCCGCAGGTTGGGCAGATGACCTTTCGGCGCAAGAATTTCAAAGTGGAACGCCACGCGAGCGATGTGTATTCCACCATCAATGCCAACGGCGATATGGAGACCTATCATCCGAGTGGTAGCTATTTCCGTATTGGCGCATCGCCTGCACACGAAGATCTAACCGGGCAGGACTACGACCAGCAATGGAAGATTGCGAATAACACTGGTGCGGCTGTACACGCACATCTTGCGGTCGCTAATGCCGGTAGCATCGTTGCCACCGTCGATATCGACCCGCAAGGCAATGTTACGCTGACTCATAACGGGAATTTAACAACTACGACGAGCGGCAATGCAACACTAAACGTATCGGGTACTACGACAATTAATTCGTCCGGGAACCTGTCGATTCAATCTCAAGGTACTGTGACGGTCAATACGTCAGCGACGGCGAACGTGACCGCAAACGGCGGCATCACCATCTCGGGCGGTGGTGTGGTATCCATCATAGGTGCGCCGGTCAGCTTGAACTAGAAAGCTTGCTCGGGAAATGGATTGCCCTTGAATACTTGGCTTGGCTGCGTGTAGAGGCACATACCAGGCATGCGCTTTACGCCATTCTTATCCGTGGTCACGGGGCAAAGAGAGACAGTTTCTGGTGATTGTTTGTCCGCCTTGCTTTTTGTCCAGCATCCTTCCCATGTCCACGTGCCTTGCACAAACATGGCGTGCCGCCATTCCGTTGCACCCTCTACTGAGCATTTTTCGTGGTAGAACAGGCCAGTTCCAGCTTCCCATTCCGAATAGGCGAAGGGTGCGGGTTTCGCTGCACGCACCGAAAGGATATAAAACAGGGAAGCGATGCCCACCGCAATTTTTTTCATGCTGCCTCCAGATTAAAGGGGCGCAATCTTAACCCAGCGGTGTCAGCTTTTGCAAATCGAATGGTGTTGAAAAAGGCAAAATGAAATACACCGAAGACATTTCCTCTACGAGTGATTTCCATTGATGGGGCGGATGATAAGCATCTCCCTCTGGTTGACCACGTCATAACTAATATCGATAGCACTGAGCGGCTCCGAACACCTGGCGATAGGGAAACCTGCCGACCATAGTTCAAAGACTACGTGAAATGCATCACAGCTCTTTACCGCACCTTCACCTTGTTCAATATGATTCGCAGCAGCTTTGGGGTGAGTGATGCGGCGACCTTCCCCGCGCAGGCTAATGGTTTTGCCGAGCATCTGCAAAATTCGCCCCGTTTTTTCATTTTGGCTGGCGATCAACTCCTTGAACATGGCCTCCGAGGCGGCTCTGGATTGTGACCCGACCCTAACGTATGCCGGGCCAGTGAAGTGGGGGCGATTTTTGCTTGGGCCGATAATAGCTGCGACGACGGCTTTACCTTCGATCGTCAGAGCCATGCATTTGATATTCTCGATTGGTGGATAGCATTCTTTTGCTGCTGCATCGGCAATTTTCTGTTGGAGGTCATCGGGATTTTCTACCCCATTCACCTCCGCCGTGCGGTCGTCTATCCCCACAAATAGCACACCGACGCGCCCCTGCTCAACGGAGTTGGCGAATGCACTCAAGGTTTGCCGGATTTCTTGCGGCTTGATACCTTTTGATTTGCGCTCGGTATAGTTATCTTCGAAGTTCGACATTCGCTGAATCAGTTCGTCATCGGTCATGTGTGCTCACTTTATATTGGGCGCGTACTTTTCAACGTTAGCATAGGTTAGCGTAAATAGAACGCATCTGCATGGCGGATATTTAGCTACGTGTCGTGATCGCAAAATCGATCCATGTCCCTTTCGTCTCTCGCTTCGACGCTATCGAACGCCGCATCGGCCGTCTCGTCGATTGGTCCGCAGCCACCCAACAGCCAGAAAGCAGGCGACAGACCGATCAGTTTCGTCTTAACGGACATGACGCAATCCGCCGTCACGCCGGTCAAAGTCACGATGATTATCCGGCCCGAAGAGTTGACCCGCACCGACGTTTCTCGCGCGACCGTGCAGCAAACCTTGGGTGGCGCTTGGTCTGACGACTTCGGCCCCGGTATTGCGTCGATCAACATCAGCGGCACGACAGGCTGGCGCGGTAATGCTCAGGGCGACGGCATGGCGCAGTTCGCGACCCTCAAAAGTCAGGTATTCACCAACTGGCACCAAAAACGTACCGCAGCAGTAAAAGCCGGACTCGACCCGCGCGGTGTCGAGTTGCGCTTTGTCGATGCGCTCGATTCCACCGTGGATCTGGTGCAGCCGATGAATTTCACGTTGCGGCGCTCGAAGTCGCGACCACTCCTGATGCAATTCAGCATTGCGATGCTGGTATTGAACAGCGACAGCTATGTGGCCCCACCGAGCCAGTCGGCAAATGGTTTGACCAGCATGCTGCAATCGATTCAGCGTCTGATCGCCGGTGCGCGCAATGCAGTTAATTTCGTCAATGGTGTTGTTGGCCAGGTCACTTCCTTCATGCAGACCGCGATCAGCATTTTCCAGTCGGTCAGCAATCTGGTTAAAGCCAGTGAAGCCGTCCCGCAAAGCCTTGTCGGTTCCGCGCAGGCGATGGCACAGGCAGGTACGACAATGTTCGCAACAATCGCCGCGATTCCAGTCAACACCACCGCGCAAATGGCTGCTGCAATGTCGATCTCATCCGAGTTCTCGAACGTCCTTTGTCTGCTCGGTAACGTCGTCAATGCGCAGCAAACCTATCCGGACTATACGCCGCTCTATGGCGCGTCGAACTGTAGCTCGACCAATGACGGCAGTCCCGTCAGTCCCTATGCGGATACCAATCCGTTTTATGCCGTCATGGGCAGCCCGCAAAACGCGCCAGCGCCTGCTTCGTCTTCATCGGCTGCTCCCGCGACTCTTGCGCCGACCGTGCCAGTCCCCACTGTTACGATCACACCGGCTGCGCAGCAATCGCTCGCATTGATCAACAGTTCCGATCCGGTTCTCGCACCGATGTCGATTGCTACACTCGGTGTAGCCGCAGCGAACATCGCTGCCGGAGTGAGTGTGCGATGACCACCCCGTTCGATCGTCCGTTAAACGGCTATCGCTTCGTGCAGACGCAGCACGGCGATACGCTGCCGAAGATTGCGGCACGCGAACTGGGTGACGCCGGTCGCTGGGCCGAGCTGATCGTCTTGAACGGCATGAGCCATCCGTACCTGACGGACGATCCTGCCAAGGTTGCAATCGGCGTCTTTCTCACTGGCGGCTTGATTACCGTCCCGGCAGCAACGCCGGGCGCTGCCACCAACGATCCCGATGCGGTGTTCGGACAAGACATCCTGCTTACGAACGGCCAGTTTTCGTTTCAGGTTGGGGACTTTGCTGTTGTCAGTGGCTTGGACAATCTGAATCAGGCGTTGACCAATGCGTTGGATACCGACCAGGGCGAGTTAATCTACCACACCGGCTACGGCAGCCTGGTGCGCCAGGTCGTGGGCGGCAAGAACGATGCGACCGATGTATTGCTGGCCGCCGATTACGCCAAATCAACGGTATCGGCTGACCCGCGCATTTCCAGTGTCGCAAGTTCCATTGGGACAGCGGCTGGCAATGCGATCACTGTTGCGGTCGATGCCGTCACGATTCAAGGTTCGACCGCTTCGACCGGCACCACGTATTAGAGGATCAGTTTGGCTTTTCAGATCAAGAATTTCGTCTCCATCGTCTCGTCGATGATCAACCGCATGAAAGTCACGCAGACCAAGCTGACCGATTTTAATGTCGGCGCGATTGCCAGAACGCTGGTCGAGGCGCCAGCGTCCGAAATCGATCAACTGTATCAGCAAATGTTCAATGGTCTGCGCGAGGCGATCCCGGTGTCCGTGTATCAGTCGTTCTCGTTCGCGCCACTGGCGGCCACCGCAGCCACCGGCTCGATCCAGTTGACGATTGCGCCACAGACGACGCCGATACCGATTGCGGCAGGAACCTTGTTCTCGACCACCGTCAGTGCCAATCAATATGCGGCAACCGCTGCGGTCATCGTTCCGGCCGGTGCCAGTACCGCCTCGATTGCTGTTGCCGCGACGACGACCGGGGCGGCGACCAATCTCGTCGCCAATTGTCCATTTACGATGACGCCGTCTCCTGCGGGTTTTGTGTCGGCCGTCAACCTCGCACCGTTTGTGAGCGGACAGGACACCGAGACGCCCGCGCAACAGCAACTGCGTTTTGCTGCTTTCATCGCCTCACTGCCGCGTGGCACAGTTCCGGCGCTGTTCTACGGGATGAGCCTTGCTGCCGTACTGGATGCCAACGGTAACGTGATCGAGCGCCCGGTGTTCACGTCGGTTGTGGAACCCTATCTGACCGACCCAACGCAGCCAGTCGGGCTGGTGAACTGCTATGTGCATAACGGCATCGGCAATACCTCGCTAGCGCTGGTTGCGCAGGTGGTGACGTCGTTGCACGGCTACTACACACCGCAAGCTGTACCGGTCCCAGGCTACAAAGCGGCAGGCATCAAGGTCGTCGTTGCCGCTGCGACCGAAGTTCCGGTCAATGTGGCGGCAGTCATTACGGCAGCGACCGGATATTCCAAGGCGGATACCGTAGTCAATGGAGCGACTGTGTCGGGCCTGGTTACGCTGGCCACCGCAGCGATTGTTTCTTACCTGCAAAGCATTCCGCTTGGCGGTTCGGCGCTGGTCGCGAAGATTGACGCGCTGGTGATGGCAATTCCCGGCATCGTCAATTACACGCCCACGCTGCCGGCAGGCGACACGGTATCGACCATGGCGCAAAAGATCATGCCGGGAAGCATAGCGCTGTCATGAAGCTCACGCAGCGCTTGGTCAATTACCTGCATCATGTGTTCGATCGCAGTCCGCAGCAATTCATCGCACTGCGCATCCAGTGTAATGGCACTGGCCTCACATGGACGATCCGCGATGCCGTCCTCACAACCGCGCCGGTCGGAGGAACGGCAGCGCCGCTGTCGATCGATCTCGCAGGTTATACGATTGCCAGTTTGGCTGCGTATATCGCCGCGCAACCCGGTTATAGCATTCCCTACGTCGACAGTTCCGCTCACTCTGTACTCAGTTCGCAGGTGCTGATCGACGGCAAGGGCGATATATCGCAGATCAACGGCGACCAGCTAGTTGGCTACACCAGCGTGGTCTGGGCCTACATGGATGCATGTGCCGCTGAACTCGAGGTAGCCGGATATCAGATCGGCCAAATGCTGTTGCAGATGAATACCGTCACAGCGTCCGGCACCTGGCTCGATCTGCAAGGCGCGTATTACGGCGTGTCGCGCAATATCGGCGAAGCAGACGCGCAGTATGGACCACGCATCATCGCAACAGTGATCCGACCACTCGGTAACAATGTTGCCATCGAATCCGCGCTGCGCGTGTTGAACGGCGGACTTGCCGTTTCCGTGGTCGATTACCCCGAGCTCGTCAACAACAGTTATGGGTTGTTCGATGTCGATTTCGCCGTCAGCCTGGCGATGCTGCAAGTCGAGTCGATTGCGAACTGGCAGGCGGCGATCAGCACGATCATCAATGGCATGCGCGACGCCGGTACGCATGTCAGGACGATCAATATTCAGGCACCTATCGAAGCAACCATGAATCTGGGCGCGGTGGTCATTTCTGGGCAATTCATTCGCGTCTATCCCCAGTCCCTATCCGTGCCGACGTGACGACATCATCGTCGCATGACGACCTATTCTGCGACTTTGACCAATGCCGGTGCTGCGCTGTATGCGCGGGCGCTTGCAACGAATACGCCGATTGTGCTGGCCACTGCTGCCGTCGGCGATGGCGGTGGCGTTGATATTGTCACACCCGACCCGACGCGCAGCGCACTCGTGAATCAGGTTTATTCCGGGCCGATCACCTCATTATCGGTCGATCCGGGCAATCCGAGTCTGATGTGGGCAGAGCTCGATATACCGCCCAATATCGGCGGATTTACGGTACGCGAAGTGGGATTGATTACGTCGTCGGGCGTGCTGTTTGCCATCAGCAATTTCCCGGATACCTATAAGCCTCTGATTGCCAACGGCAGCTCTGCCGATCTCGTCATCAACTTCGGTCTGCTGGCATCGAACACGTCGCTGATCACGATCACTATCGATCCTTCGGTTGTGCAAGCCACGCGCGCATGGGTATTGGCAACTATTACGCCAGCTTACCTGCTGCCCGGTGGCACGCAGTACCAAGTGCTACAGAAGAACTCAAACAGCAATGGCGACCTCAGTTGGCAAGACCCGAATAACCCATGGGAAGCGACTGTTAATACAACTGGCGGGGTAGTGATGGTGTCAGCGCTGCAGGCGTATAACAAGCTGATCAAGGTCACCGGCAATCTGACCAGTGCGGCGACGCTCACGTTCCCGGCGGCGTTTGGCAAATGGGTAGTCATCAATATGACGACGGGTAATTTCCCATTGACGGCGATTGCCATCGGTGGCACCGGCGTGCCCATCCTGCAAGGGCATGCCGACACGATTCATTGCGACGGCACCAATGTCTACTATTCGACCGCGAGCGCGGGCAACCGTCCGCCACAAGATGCATCACAGGCGATTGCCAATACCCTGTATGTCGACTCCGCAGTCGGGCAGGCGACTCCGTTCCGTTATGTGGTGCCTGTCTTCCGCAAGTATGGCTCTGCCCCCGCTCAGATGGTTCTTGTCGGGGACACGCGCGCTGCGCAGTTTCAAAGTGGCGCAGCAACGTCAATCACATGGAGCATGCCTGTGCTCTCGACGTTCAACCAGGCGAAGCCGCTGATGCTCCGGATGCATTACACAGGCGACGTGGCTGGGAATTCCTATTTTCTTCAGCTTGGTTACCAGGCGATCTTGAATGGCCCGCTCAAACCAGCGAGCTACACAAATTTGACCGAACAGATTGCGGCACCGACGGTAGCCGGGGATCTGGCGATTTACATGACAACGAGCCTGGTTATTCCTGCCAATACCCTGACGACCCAGCAATGGGTGAATTTTGTGTTGACACGCTTGGCGACAAATGCCGAGGACACCAATGCCGGAAATTTTCAACTGATCAATATCACGATGGAGCAATAAATGAGCGAATTGCTCGATGATGGCGAGCTGCCATCTGGTTATTTTTTTGCTGGCCCGACTGCGACGCCGGTTGGTGGAAGCACAGGCGTTCTTCCCGCCAATGGCGCGATTGTGTCTCTAGAGACCTATCCCGGTCTGAGCTACTTGAACGAGAATATCGGATACCTCCCCGGCCCGGCATACCTGCCGCAGTATGGATCTCCCGGCTTCAACGTCAATCAAAGCTCCGGCCCCGGTGGGGAAATGCTTTATAACTACTCGGCGGTACTCGGCCCGTATTACATCCTGTGTGGTTCCAATAATGTCCCGAACTCGACGATTGGTATCGGGGCATCGCTCAGTGTTTCTTCTGATCTGGTGAACTGGACGATCTCGCAAATTAATACCCTGGTAGGCACCATTTGCGTGGGTATTGTGAAAGTCGGAGCAACTTACTACGCAACGGTTCAAGGGACAGGCCAATACCCTGATGCCATCTACAGCAGTACGAATCTGACTTCGTGGACTATTGCGTTT